TTTTGCTGCTGTTGCTTTTCCAATCGTTCGTCGTGTATTCGCCGGACTTATCGCAAACCAATTGGTTAGCGTTCAACCGATGAGCCTTCCTTCCGGACTCATCTTCTTCCTTGACTTCGTTTATGATGAAACACGTCATGGAAACACTGCAGATCAGTCACTATATGGTACTAACAAGGTTGGTGCTGGTGTAATTAGTGGTGTTGATCTGGTTGATTCCGGAAGCCGTGGATTCTCTGGTCCTGGTCGTGATGGTCAAACCGGTTATGCTTATGCTTCTCCAACAGGAAGTAATGCTGCCGTCTTGACAGCAGGTGCTGTTGATGAAGCTGCTTTTGTTCTTAACGGAAATGTATCTGAAACAAACGCAAAATATATTCAGTATGATCCAGATCTACTAGCTATTACTGATTCGGGCTTGAGCGTTGTTGTTTTGGATGTAAAACTTGGAGAAATTACAAGTTCTTTGGGAGCTCCAGATCTAGACAACCTCTCAGCATTCCTAATCAATGTCACTGGTGGTGCCGGATTTGCGTCTATGAACGACTCTGATGCGAACAATTCTCAACAAGTTCGTCGTTTGACACAAAAAGTTTCCGCTAATGATTCTCTTGGATCACAAGAAGCAATTCGTTTTGTTCTTACAACTGATAACGTTACTGCTACTACGGCGGCGGCATGTGGTCGTGTCATTGCAGCCAATGAAATTGATTTCCCACTTAAGGATGTAATTCCTGCTGCTGATACTGTTGGTGCAGTTCAAGGTACTGGAACTCTTTATCCTCTAGAAGGGAAAGAACAGATCCCAGAAATTAACATCAAAGTTGATTCAACTGCGATTACAGCTCAAACCAAGAAGCTTAAAGCTAAGTGGACTCCTGAGCTTGGTCAAGACTTGAATGCTTACCACAACCTTGATGCTGAAGTTGAATTGACTTCTATTCTCTCAGAGCAAATTGCTCTTGAAATTGACCGCGAGATCCTTGCTGACCTCGTAAATGGTGCAACTGCTGGTACTTATTACTGGTCTCGTTCTCCTGGTCTTTTCGTTAACAAACTAACCGGACAAGAGCTTGGTGCAACTGCTGCTGCTCCTGATTTCACTGGTACAGTTAGCGAATGGTATGAGACTCTCATTGAAACTATCAATGATGTTTCTGCTCAAATTCACCGTAAGACACTTCGTGGTGGAGCGAACTTTGTAATTTGTTCTCCTGAAGTTGCTAACATTCTTGAATTCACCAGCGGATTCCGTGCAAACGTAACTGCTGATGCTGACAAGGGTGATATCGGTGCTGTTAAAGCAGGATCTCTAAGCCGTAAGTATGACGTTATCGTTGATCCTTACTTCCCACGCCAAGTGATTCTTGTAGGACGTAAAGGAAATAGCTTCCTTGAGTCTGGATATGTATATGCTCCGTATGTACCTCTCCAAACTACACCTACAATCTTTGGCCCAGAAGATTTCGTACCACGTAAGGGTGTCATGACTCGCTATGCGAAGAAAATGGTTCGCCCTGATATGTACGGTCTCGTAATCTGTCGTGGTCTTCTCGGAGAGTCCGGAGGATTCTAATCTTAACTGATTAAATCCAAAAAAAAATTCCCCCTTCCAATTAATTTTGGTTGGGGGTTTTTTCTATTTCTAAAGACTACTTATTACTGAATGGGCAGAAGCCCAAATTTCATAATTAAACTTAAGGAGATATAAATTATGTCAAAATCTGGAAGATATTCTGCTGATAGAAAAAAAATCGAAAACCTAACTGGTGATAAAACAGTTGAAGTTCATGACTGCGGAACTGTTTTTACTTTAAATGCTGCTGGTGGAGGTGATGTAACACTACCTGATGCTGCTACTGCTGGTAAAGGCTGGTGGTGTAAATTTATTTTAGGTACCAAAAACACTGGTGGTGCTTGGAACATTAATGCAACAACCGCAGATGGCGACAACATGCATAATATTGTAGTTGATGAAGCAGGTGGAAACGAAGATTCGCACGGTGGAACCGCTGGGGATCAAGTTATTTTTGCTCAAAATACCGGCGAGATTGGATGCCAAGTAGAAGTATTGACAGACGGTAGTAAGTGGTATTGTCTTTCTCATTCTAATGCCACAGGCGCAATCACATCTGACTAATCTGAGGTAACTAATGGGAAAACGTAATAAACGAGCGAGAACCATTCTTAAACAAATGAGCATCTTGGGAGAGGTCCCCTCTCTTGAGGTTGCTCGTCGTTTTGGAATTGAAAAAGAAGTTCAAGCCGAAATCGATAAGCGAGAAGCAATCGAAAAAGCAAAGCAAGAAGCGGAAGCCGAAAAACAACGCTTGATTGAAGAGGCAAAGAAAAAAGCCGAAGCAGAAAAGAAAGCGAAGGAAGAAGCTAAAAAGAAAGCCGAGCTTGAGAAAAAGAAAAAAGCCGAAGCCGCTCGCAAGAAGAAAGAAGCTGCCGCAAAGAAAAAGAAAGCAGCCGAAGAAAGCAAAGCCTCTGAATAGAGGCTTTCTCTTTATGTAAACTATTTAGGTATGACACGGAGGATCGTGAATGTCATTACCAGAATTAACACCAACTTCACAAACATCAGCAATCATATTACCAAAAACTGGAAGTACTTCCAATGTTGCTGCTGCTTTACCTTTAGGGGTATATAAAGATTCAACAGAGTTTTTATCAGGTGCTGTTGCTCAAGTTGCTTTTACTTATAAAAGATTAGGTGGAGATGTTCTTGACATTGAATTAACAGAAGAAAATGTATACGCTAATTTTGAAGATGCTGTTTTGGAATATTCATATCTTGTTAATGTTCATCAATCAAAGAATATACTCGGATCTGCTTTAGGTGGAACAACAGGATCTTTTACACATACAGGTCAATTATCAGCTTCTCATTCTTTAGAAGGACAGAATGTTGCTTTAACATATCCTCGTTTTTCTTTTGAAACAGCATTCCGTATTGGTGATGGATTTGCAACTGAAGCGGGTGTTGGTGGTAGACAAGAGATATATTCTGCTTCGTTTGCTACTGTAGCCAACCAACAAGATTATGACTTGCAAACAATTGTTTCCTCTGCTGCAACAAACTCTAACACACCTTTTTACAATAAAGTTGGTAATAAAAGAGTTAAGATTCGTGATGTCTTTTATATAACACCTCGTCAGATGTGGCGCTTTTACGGATATTATGGTGGCCTTAATGTTGTCGGAGATTATCATACATATGGACAATATGCTGATGATTCCTCATTTCAAGTAATTCCAGCTTGGCAAAACAAATTACAAGCCATATCCTATGAAGATCACCTTTATACTCGCACATCGCATTACAGCTACGAAATTATTAACAATAAGCTAAGAATTTACCCAATACCAGATACAGTATCTCCGGAAAAATTTTGGTTTAGATTTACTGTTGATAGTCAAGATATTTGGCAAGATGATAATGATGGTGGACAAAGAGGAATCAACAACATGAACACTCTTCCATTTGAGAATATTCCTTATGAGAACATCAACTCAATTGGACATCAATGGATCAGAAGATTTGCTCTAGCTTTGTCAAAGGAAACTCTTGGCCAGATACGTGGAAAGTTTGGTGGAAACGTACCAATCCCTGGAGAATCTATAAGTTTAAATTCTGGTGATTTGTTAAGTCAAGCTAAAGAGGAACAACAAGCTCTCAGAGACGAATTAAAGACAATTCTTGACGAAATGACATATCCAAAACTTATTGCTTCCGATATGGAAATGACAGACAATGCAAAGGGAATCATGGCAGATGTTCCCAATGGAATTTTTGTAGGATAAAAAATGAAATTATTATTAGAAAATTGGAATAAATTTTTAAAAGAACAAGAAATAAATGAAGCAACACAAGAAGAAATTGACTATCTTGAAGAAGCTTTAAAGATTCCTGTTAGTGAATTACCTTTTGGAAATATCTTTGGTAATTCATACAGAATTATAGAACCTGTAAATTCACTGAAGGAAGACACGCCATTAGCTAGAGTTGTATTTGCTCTCAAAAAATTTGGATGGGAAGTTGGGGAAGCAAAAGATGGTAAGATACTTTGCAGAAAGACTAAGATTACACACTATATTGATGGTAAAGGGAAAGAAGGTGTTTCTAGAAAAGCAACGGTCTTTAATTTACCAAAGGTGATGGGTTCAATCATAAGATATGTTGAAGAGAGTAGGCCAAATCAAATATTAGAAATGGGTTCTATTCTGGCCCAAGGTGTCAAGAGATATGCAGACGCGTCTAAGAGTCTCCCAAAAGATGCTAAATATATTATTCCTGATGGGCATGCTGATAATGTACCGTTCACAGCAGATGAGTATAGAAAAATTGTCTCTTTTTTTGATACCCAGCAATATTGGATTAATTCTAAACGTATTTCTAAAAAAATAAAAATATATTTTGATGCTATTGGTGTTGATTATGAAAACTTTAAAGATTTTTCAGATTATGCTATTGATGAATTCGATGATCTAGTAGCAAATATGGATCAATATCTAGATAGAAACTATATTATTTATTCTCGCCATCCTGTTGATGTATTTAGAATGGCAGATCATCAAAGTATTACTTCTTGTCATGCTCTTCCAAGTATGAAAGGTGATGTAGAATTTGATCAATACAATCAATGTGCTCTGTCAGAAGTTTATGGAAATGGAATGATTGCCTATGCTGTTCCTGCTAAAAACTTCAAAATGTTTCCTCCAACACAAGAATCACTGGATAAATTTGAAGACCGAGAAATATTCTTTGATCAAATGCGACGTGATGCAACATCTGATTTGATAACACCAACTTCTAGAATTAGGATAAAAAATGTTGCTTTTCAGAAATATTCAGATACAGAGCCAGTCAGACTAGCTGTATCCCAAGCAAAAATTTATGGCCCCAGAATTCCGGGTTTTAGAGATGCTGTAAACAATAAATTAGCAAAAACTCAAGAAAAAGAAGTCAAAGAAATTATTAAACAAGGTGCAATGGTTTTGCACAATAGAAATGAAGAGTCTAGTGAGCCTACAATCTTTCTAACAGACTTCACAAGATATGGTGGAAGTTATCAAGACACAGGATATTCTGTTGCTGAAACTTTACCTATGTTATTTCGTAAATTCGATAGAAAACTTGTATTCAAAGGGCACGAAGTTAAATACAACCAAGACATTGAAGATGCTCTTATGTTACGCATGGGTGCTAGACAATTATCATATGATGAAATTCGATATGGATTAGAATTGATGTTCCAACCTTTTAATGAACAAAATGCCAATCTAGATTTTAGAGCAAGACCTACGTATAATAATCTCACCGGTGATACTACTTTAGATTGGATTTTACTAGTATCTTTCTCCTTTGATACTCCAGGAGGAGCAGATAGAAAAGAAGTTGAAAAAATCATTGAAAGTATTGCTTTTTTTGATTTGCCGAAATATTTTGATCTTCCAGAGCCAGATAATTATTATTTAATGGGAAGAGATGTGAGTGAAACCTGGGGCGCTGAATTTGTGTTTAATAGTATAAATTTTGGCACTAATCGAACAGATCGCGAAACGCTAAGAGGTGAAATATCTAATATTGTAAAAGAAATGGAGATATTTCAAGAAGATTATGAAGGTGGTGTAATAAAATTAATAACAGACAAGATAAATTCTTCTAAAGCTTCAAGACCAGAAAAGCATTTTTTAAATAAAATTCTTAGAGCTAATGCTCTTCCGCAAGAATCACAGTGGCCAGAAATAGATAGAGAATTTGTTGATGATACCAGCGAGATAGAATTTATAGCATTTGAAAAAGAAAGCTATATTTTACTTGCACAAATTTTAGATGGTGTTCCGGAAGATAAGAGAGAAGAAGCTATGGTACATGTAGCTTCAGGATTAAATGGAATAGCAAAAAGTGATGAACTGGCCAGCAAAATTTCTTTAAATAAAGGGTCTTGGGATCCAAAAAAAGATCCAACTATTATTATCTCTTTTGCAGATATGCCGGCCAATATTGAGCCTGAAAATTTAGCAAATGAAGAAGAAATAGTTTTTAAAGCAAGTCTTAGTATGTTTAATGATTATTCGCAAGAAGTATTGATGAACACAGCTCATTTCTTAAAATTTAAGGCTAATATAGATGAGTTAGCAGAAAGATTAAAAAATAGATTAAAACATTATGTAAATAAAAAGCTTAGCAATACAAGTAATATAACAGAAAATAAAAAGAGGTTAAAAATCCGTGTCAGAAGATAATAAATGGAAAAAACCAAGTGCTCCTCCACCTCCGATGTTCTTTGGAAAGAAGGAGCGAGATCTTGTTAAACAAGTTAATGACGAAATTATTGAGAGAGTTGTGGGGCAGCAATTACTTTATTTCCCTCTAGACTTAGAACATACTAATTATCATCCATTATATGGAGAAGCAATAGAAAAAACCTTCCTTCCTCCTGTAAGAGTACATGCACTTGTAGAGTTTGAAGGAATTGAAACAATGGACATGGACAATGTTGCAATAGATAAGTCAACAAAAATTAAAATTAACTTCCACAAGAGACGTTTAACAGAGGATCAAAACCTTTTTGTTAGAGAAGGTGACTTTGTTAAGTATGGGCCAATTTTCTATGAGATCGTCAAGCTCTCAGAACCAAAAGTTTTGTTTGGTCAGGTCGAACATCGCTTCGAAGTTCAAGCAGAATGCATAAGATCAAGGGATGGACTGTTCAATGCCGAGTGATTTAGATAAAGAATTCAGTATTGTTGCATCATCATTCGAAGATATCGACTTATCTTTGTATAATTTTGTTAACAATACGTTAAACTTACACACCACAACGAATAAAGGTATAGAAAAGGTACCTATTATATGGGTTGGTTCTGAAAGAGCGTTTCAGATCAAAAACAACCGAGATTATCGTGATTCTGTGGGTAAATTGAGGCTTCCACTGATCTCAATTGAAAGAGCATCCGTTGAAAAAGACAAAGCGTTCAAAGGAAACATCCAAGCAAATCTTCCTGTTGATAAAGATGTAAGAGAATATCGCCAAGGAGCGTTCAAATTGGTTTCAAAACTTAATCATGAGAAAACTAGAGCATTTCAAGCAGCAGAAGCCAAGAAAAATAAGGGACAAGCACATTATCCGCATGATAGCAAAAAATTTGTCTACGATGAATTCTATATTCCTCTTCCTGTTTATGTTAAGGTAATGTATAACGTTGTTTTGAGAACAGAGTATCAACAACAAATGAATGATCTTATTTCTCCCTTTATTTCAAAGCCAGGTCAACTAAACCACTTCGTTATGAAAGATAATGGCAAGATGTATGAAGGTTTTATTGAGTCGTATGACTCAACTAATAATTTAAATGCCCTAGGTCAAGATGAAAGAAAATTTGAAACAAAGGTTTCTATTAAAGTATTGGGATATATAACTGGAAATGGTAATTCTAATCAAGAAACACCTAAAGTTATTAAAAAAGAAACGATTATTGAAGTGAAGTTACCTAGAGAAAGAGCAATATTAGATGATGAAATTGCATGGCTCAAAAAGAATAATAAGTATAGAGGATAAAAATAGTCTATTCACTAAACGTTAGACTATTTATTGAGAATAATGTTTTAAAGGAGAATTATTAATGCCTAGAAAATTTGATTTTTTGTCACCCGGTATTGAAATAACAGAGGTTGACCAATCTATTCTACCAGCACAAGTTGATGCTGACGGCCCTGTCCTTATTGGTCGTTTTAGAAAAGGACCAGGAATGAAACCTGCAAAGGTTCGTTCTTTGGACGATTTTGTTCAGGTTTACGGAAACCCTGTACCTGGTGGATCATCACTTAAAGGTGATATTTGGAGAGACGGACCTCAGTTGTCTGCACCTACACCTGCTGCTTATGCCGCTCAAGCATGGTTAGCATCTCGTACTTCTCCTGTTAATCTTGTAAGATTACTTGGAGATCAACATCCACAAGCTACAGCGGCTGGATATGCTGGATGGCAGATTTCCGGCTCAAGTGGAGCAAGAGTAACCGCAACAGCTACAGACAACTCAACAGCTTATGGTCTTTTTGTTTCTGATATAACTGGCCTAGGAGATACTACAAAGGGTATCTTAAATATCACAGCTTTTGATGTAACTGCTTTAGGTGGACAAACTTCCGGAGACAGTGCGGTATTGAGCTTTTTTCACTTGGCGAGCTTGGCAGCGTCGCCGGCTTTTACAGTTGCTGGTGGTTTAGCGTTTCAAATCAACTTTGATCAAAGCGTAACAAAAGGTTCGATTGTAAAATTAGAAGACGCTGGTGGTGATAATGCATCTGGTACTGGTAGATCACAAACTGGTGGACAAACTGGTGTTCCTGTTTACTCTATCGGTATTGATGAAAGCTCTGATACGCAAACAACTGTTATGCAATATATTCAAAATGCAATCGTTCAAGCAGTTTCTGATGGTGTTATTTCTGATATAGCTGTTGATAATAACGGAACTTCACTTACAATTCACAATCTTTCAACATCAAAGCAATTTAATATAGCAGACAAAGGCCCAGCTGGAACTCATTTCGGTGGTTCTAATCCGGCAGATTTTGATTTTTCTGCTAATGGAACGAGTGATGCCTTAAATAACGACTATGGTGTTGAACTAGATGTCGCTACAAGTACTTTAGGCGAAGGAACTCTTGCTGCTGTTTTTTATGTTAATAGCGGTTACATGACTTTGGTTGGAACAGATGCACACGGAGGAACAACAGCTGCAACGACCGGTAATGGTGTTTCTGAGGCTTTGATCAAATCTTCTGATGCTTTAACTTTTACGGCAAAAATATACAATTCTGCTGGTACTCTTGTTGAAAATATAGTTTTTAATTTTGACAGAACAAGTGGAAATTATATCCGCAAGAAATTTAATACAAACCCCCAACTCGTAAATTCATCAATTACTGCAACCGCAGATCAGAAAAATTATTGGCTTGGAGAAAGTTTTGAAAGATCTTTAAAAGATAAAGTAACTTCAACAACTGCAGCAGGCCAAGTAGCTGCTCTTATACCTCTGCACAAAGACGATGTAGCAGCAACTACAGAAAATGGAAACTGGGGTTATCAAAGAACAGGATCTGCGGAAGCAAAATCTGGTTGGTTGATTGGAAGAAATTATGGAGCAAATGATACTACATATATCGCTGAATCATCTGTTTCTAAACTCTTCCGTTTTGAATGTATTCATGCTGGTGAAGAAATTCAAAAGAATGTTCTTATTGCAATCGAAGATCTTAAATTAGCAACAAACCCAACTGTTTATGCTTATGGTACATTTACTGTTAAAATTATGGACGTTAATGGTGGAACTTTAGAGAAATACTCTGGTTGTAATCTAGATCCTAATTCTCCAAACTTTATTTCTCGTCGTATTGGGGACATGTATATGGAATGGGATGAATCTGATCGTCGTTATCGTTCTTATGGAGATCATCCAAATGTTTCTGACTATGTTCGTATTAAGATGTATGCTGAATATCAAAATTATGCTGAAAATGATCTTCCAATTGGATTCTTAGGCCCTGGTCGCCCTAAAGGATTTGCTGCTTTGGCAGATCAAGCAAGTTTTATGTCGTTTGACAACACATCTGAAACGTTCGCAGGTGCATTTGTAACTCCATCTGTGAGTCCTGGGAAGGCACAATCACTAGAAGCTTTGGAGCTTTATGCAACTCATGATGCTGTTAAATTTTCATTTCCTAAGATTCCTCTTCGTGTAAATGGATCTGATGGTTTTTCTCCTAGTCCATACAAAGTACATTTTGGTATTCGTCCGAAG